GAAATCCGGCAGGGTGAATCTGAGAACTTGGTGGCGTAAATCGACAAGCCACCTGTGGTCTTATGATCTGAAATCTTGCGCCATTGGGCTTCCAGAACTCGCGCACGACCATTGTAAACGGTGGTTGGGCCAGCGTTTGTATGGACAATATATCCTTCCCAGCTGACCTTGGCCTCACGTTCTGCCATCTTCTTGAGTGACTCGATGACCTTATAGGCTTGTGATTCCGTCATAGCCTGAAGCGGGAACGTCACATTTTCATTGCCCTTGGCACCGAGACAGATGCGCTTTGCATGATTCTCCAAAGCTTCTTCCTTCGGATTACGAACGACACCAAGGTGATAAAGGGAGAGCCACAATGCACGGGCCTTTCGCTGTACCTTGCCATCAGCCAGACGTTTACGTCCTGCACGTTGCGGTACCTTTTGGGCCTTCTTGGTCTTAAATCCAGCCTCTTTCATCAAAGACAGAGCATCTTCCAGTTCAGCAAAAGTCAGTTGCTTTAAAGATGTTTTCCCAAAGTTCTGTTCAAGCCAGTCTCGGTAAAATTCTGTCGCCCAGCCAAGATCGTTTCTGCCAATGTTGATTTTTGCATACATCCCCCGACGTTGAGGACTGACTGTTGCTTTCTTCGTTGCAGCACTCATTTTACGCCTCCACTAAACATATCACTTTGATTACCCCAAGCGGCCCAACCGGGACGCTTTTGACGGGCGAATAGCTCACACCGGAAAGCACCCGGCCAAAGGCGTTCAAGAATTTCATAAACGTCATCTGGTTTTCTGGAATGTTCGCGTACTTTGGCTGAAATAATATTCTGCTCTTCAAAAGTCTGGATGGTGTTACGCAATCCGCGATCAGCAATAACCGGCTTGCCACGGGTACCAATCAGAAATGGTTCACAACAACCCGAACGCAGAATATGGCCTGTGCTGAAATGCTCTTTTCCATGCTTGGTCCACTTGAACCATGCACCGCCTGTAGCAACGTTAAAGCCCCAATGGCGCATAATTGTCGTTGCATTCCCCATGTGGGACCATGTTGTCCACATGAACAAAAGGCAACTTTTTGCTGCCAACCCGGCAACCGGCATTGCCGCAATATCTTCAAGGCTCATGCAATCGTAAGGGCGATCTTTTGGATTTGTATCGCCCCAGACATCAAACGGCCATGCTGGATCCGCAAGGATGACACCATAGGTATTTTGATGCAGTGGGTGAAAATACCATCCCAAGTCATCGGCAGGTTCCCAGCCAATTAAAGCCCCTTTAAATGGGAATTCATGAGTATTTTTAAGCCACGACATCATGTGCATAAGGTTGGCAAAGCCATCATTTCGGGCCAACCAGTCAATCTCCTGCATGGAAAGCTGCGCACCATTGAGAAAGAAATTGCTTTCAGTGATGAAAACCGGCTCGTAACGATCACACTTCACATCTTCTTCGATGATTTTCTCACAAGCGGAGGTGCGCATACCGGTATAAAGCTGCAACATATCTCCTTTTTTCGCATGAGGACGACCATCAGCCCGGTCAATGCGGATCGTGTGGCGCTTCTGGCCGGACTGAATCATCGGCACAAACTGTTTTTGAAAATTAAACGCGACCATGTTTTCTCATCGCTCCTTTCAGTGCGTGACGGCTAACGGCTGCGGTCAGCTCCGACCAAGTTCCACCAGCTTCAATAAATGTCATTACGACTTTTTCAGCGTCCCTGTAGTCAAAGTTGTCAGGGATTACCGGGGCGCTCAAAGAGTCTAACGCTTGTTGACATGCCTCTCTTAATGCCCGACGAGCACGGGCATCACTTTGACGAGACGCACAGGCCAAAGCACAATCACAAAGCCGTTGCAGGGCTTGTTGGTGGCTTAAAGGCTGTGCGTCTTGTCGAGACATTTTTCACCTCATCCGTTCACTGTTTCGCTTTCGGCAATCGCACGAACAACATCAATGACCCGTTTGCGGATAACTGGATCCTGAAGACGTGAGAAGGTACGTACCAATTCCAAAGTTTGACGACGGTGAAGCGTTAGATGTTCTTCAGGAATGTCGCTTTCAGCCGTTTCGCCCATATAACCGGGGAAACTCTCACGCACACTTTCCGGCATATCTTCAAAGAAGTATGAGATCGGCACATCCAAGACGTTGCCAAGCTGCCAGAGCTTGCTTGCCGATACACGGTTGGCACCGCGCTCATATTTCTGGATCTGTTGAAAAGTCAGGCCAATGCTTTCCCCCAATTTACCTTGGGTCATACCCATAAGTGTGCGCCGCAGTTTGACACGTTGACCAACATACACATCGACAGGATGTGGCATGTCGCTCCCACGGGTGCCGGGTAATGGTGTCTTGTCTTTTCCGTCTAAAGGCATTAGATTTCTCCTTATCAATTTGAAAGAAACGGCCTGTTCGAAGCTCCAAAATCGGCAGGCCGTTTTATTTGAGATTAATCGTCTGTCAGAAGCGCCTTGACTGTCTTGTCGAGGTCACTGTCTGCAGGTTTAACAAACGGGGCATCGCCGCCACCGCTTAATGAAACGCCGATGGCGCTCAATTCTGTACGTGTAAGATCGTTCATCGCTGACTTGATCGGCTTTTCTGTCACACTAATCAGGTCAGTTGCTTTTTCTGGAAGCTTTTCACGAATGCGTTTAACAACCGTAGCATCATCAAGATATTCAATCTTTCCCTTGCTTTTGGCATAGCCACAGCGGATGCCGTGCAACGTCTGAGACTTGGGTTTTTCAAACAGGTTCTTATTGGCCTGCACCTTCAGTTCAAGAGCTGATGTCAGGGCATTGACCTTCTCTGCAGCCTCGCGGATACCAGCCATATGTTTGTCGCGAATTTCCGCTTCATCGTCTGTATAACGGCCCAAGGCATTTGCCAGTTCAAGACGCGCCTTTGAAAGTTCTGCACATTGGTTTTCGAGGTCTGCGAGTGTTGTCATTTTATTTACCTTCTAAGTGTTTTTTTGGGAAAAAAAGCGTTCTTCAGCCATTGCCATTCACGCTTGAGATACCTGCGTAGTTTGCACATCTTGCACCTCATTGAGTTTGTAACAGGCAAGGCACATACCACTTGCCAAATCCAAGACCTCGGATGTGACCGGGCCTTTATGGTGATCAAGTAAAATTGCTGTCATGCGCTCTTCAAAGGCATCCATAACCTTGGGAGTGGATACAAAGCGATAGGTGTCCCCTTTAACATCGACAATGGCCGCAAATAGTGGGGCTGTATTGGGGATGTTGAGGATCAATACAGTACGGGTTTCGCCACTCCTGACGGTGCCGATCTGGTTGAATGCTTTCACCAAGTAGGTCACGCCATCACAATTCACTTGTGCTTTTGTCCATGCGCTCATGCGGAATCCTCCTTAGCTAAAAATCGTTTTAGAAGCCCGGTGTGCTTGAATTTCCGGGCGTGCTGAAATGCTTCCTTAAAACTAGGTTTATCCCAAAATTCTAAAACCACAGGCCGATCCATCACGGCATCTTCCTCAGAAGGGTAATAGCGAATGTGGCTACCAACGGGTGCGGCAATACGGGCGATTATCACATCGCACTCAGACAAAGCGGAAACGCTCATGACACTTTTCCTTTATGGGGGATGATGCCGCGCAAATCGATTGGAACTATTTCTGATTCCTGTTCGGTATGTACGAGCAGATAACAAGGGCGCTCCAGCTCCAACGCAGCTGGGGCTGAAATCTTTTGAAGTTGTTCGGCTACTAACGCTGCTGTGGCGCGGAGCAGGTTGGGATTTTGGGCACTAAGGGCCTCAGCTAAAGCGCCTGACAAGTCTTCAAGTTGGGCAGAAAGAGTGCTCATTTTTCTCTCCATTGCTTACAAGCTTGGCAAGCTCGTGCCATATGAATACGAAACCCATTGAGGCGATTGCCTGCCTTGGCATGGCTTTGGTTACGCAAACAGGTTTCCAGCGTAATTTCATCACCTTGAAAAGGGCATGTAACAAAGCTGCTCATCAGAGAGGTGCGAACCGTAGTCTCCATCACCTCATAGTTTGGCCCTGTCTTTTTGCCCAAAACCAAAGAGATCGTGGCTGCAGACTTTCCAAGGCGCTTGGAAACCTGCCCCTGACTGGTCTGGTCAACTTCATGGGCGAGAACCTCAATCCAATCCGGCATATTTTTCCAAGCAATGTTTGCTTTTTGAACTGCGCTCAAATCACTCATAATTTGACCTCCTTCACATCTTCCCAGACCACTTTCTTGGTGTTGGGATCAAAGAGGCGCTTTGTCTTCTGAATTTGCGGTGCCTTCGGGCCGATATCCTTTGAGCGCACAAAGGCATATTTCGCCAAACCGGGAAGCCCCTTTTTGTGCGGCAACACGCGAATGCAGGGCAAATGCTGAATGAAGCCGAGGTATGTTTTTGCTGTGTTGTCCGCTATCGGGCAGTCGTCGGTAGCCGCAAACAAGGCCAAATCCTTATAGGTAAACGGCGCGTTCTGCATACGGATGGTGCGCCACATGTTGTTGACTGCGGAAACATTCAGGATGATTGAGCCGTCAACACGAACACGCGGTGCCTCAGCGCCATAATCCTTGATCAAACGATAAGCTTTGGCCTTCTCAATTGGATCAATCTCTTCAACGATGCCAGCCTTGATCAGACACTTGATATAGTCCGTCACAGTCTTGCGATGGGCCTTACAATCCAACAAAACCCGAATGGTAAAGCTATCTCGGTTTTCGCGGATCAGCTTCCAGATACCGTCGCGGGTGGGCGGATAATCCAGTTTTGCCAATTCACTGACTGGTTTGCGTCCTGCCCCCATATCAGTCCTCGCTCTCAATAGAATTGATTTGCTTGTCTTCAATTAAATCCCAACCTGAGATCACGGCGTGTTCTTCAATCTCATTAAACAGATTGACCGCACGACGGGCTGATCCATGAATGCGTTTGCTAATGGCTTCAATTGCTGTATTTGAAAATTCCAAGTTCGGACAAATAAGCTCAGACAAAGCCCCGATATCTTTCAGGGAAAGGGCTTCCGCTTTATCTTTCTTCAAAATACGGGAATAAACACGCTCCCATTTTCGAAGTGAATGAGGCAGGTTTTGCTCTCCAATCAAGATGATGGAAGTCCCGGCATCTGCGCATTTTTTGTAAATATCGCGTACCAGTTCGATTTTTTTACGCTCAACAAGAAAATCAGCTTCATCAATAAACCAAGGCTTACGAGGATGATCGGCAAGGAATTCCCCGATCTCAATCACCCCTTGGTGAAGGCGCTTATTATAGCTTTTCCCTCTGGATATCAGGCCGAGTTCCACCATTGTGGCTTCAATGAAGTCCTTCTGGGTCATTGTGGAATCACATTCAACATAATATCCGTCGAATTTATTGGCACAGTAGTTCGCAGCCACTGATTTGCCATAGCCAGCCAACCCGCTAAAAAGACCAAACCCCGGTGAACCGGGTTTCCGATCCACTACGGCAGAACAAACTTCCGCCAGTTTTGTTACGTTGTTGAGTACTGCCATACTTCGTGTCATAATAACCTCTCAGTTTACTGTTCAACCCGTTGCCGACTTCCTCTCGGCGCGGGTTTTTCTATGAGCCTTGTTTGGCCCCATGCTTGTCCTGCCAAATCAGCAGGCGAGCTTTCCACTCAGCGATAGTGCTATAACGCTTGAACCAATCCAGTTCCTTCGCGTCAACGGGCGCGTCGGCTTCCAACGCAAGGAACACTTCAAGCCCACGTTCAAAACGTTCTTGGGCTTTTTCTTCCTTGGTTTGGACAACTTTGCGGCTGTTGAAATCGATCAATTCCGCTTCAATCTTTTTCTGTTTGTCAGTGAGTTCCGGCCCCGGTGCCACTGGATCCGCCTTCATGGTGCCTTCTTCAACGCGGTGCATTTTGACCACCTTGGCATCCATTTTAGGCTTTTCAGCCATTTGCGGGATAAGATCGGCAATCTCTTGACCTGTCATTTTGACGTGGATGTCTTTAAGAGCCTTGATATGCTTCTGCCATTGGCGTCGTTTTAATGAATGGCTTCGTGCATCATCAACACTGTAGAAACCAGCCATTTCAAGAACACCAGCAAAGCCGAGATAAGAACCGTCCAAGTGGTAAATATGAAGACCATCCAGCAAGTTTTGCGGATCAAAACGGGCGATAACTTTGTGACCTGTGTGTTCGTGAAGGAAATTGTCAAAGTACCGATTGCCCATAAATTTAATGGTGCCATCACGCTTACTGACTTGTACCCCTTCTGCCGCCAACAACCACATGCGTCGTTGCTCTGGCGTAGCTTTCCTAATCGGTGCATTCTTGTAAGAGGCCCGAAAAGTTTCAGCAAATGAGCGTCCATTTGCCGTTTGTGTTCGACGGCCTTTACGCTCGTTATGCTCAACGATACCGTCTTCGACAATGGCCAGAAACTTATCCAAAGGAACAGCCTTTGGCTTGTAATCTGGTTTGTTCACGGGACTATTACCTGCCCATGAACCAGCTAAGGCCGGATGTTTTGCAATATTGTCACAAAAATCACGGAACCCCCGTTCAATCGGCTTGGATTGACCGGAATATGGTTGTGTCCAATGAACATTAACACCTAAATCAGTCAAAATTCCGGTAGGATCATCTTCACGTATTTTGAAACGGAAACGATTTTTAATACCGCCAGTCAACCACTTTGAAGCAAAGTTTCGACCATTATCGAGCGATATATCTTCCATAATTCCGAATTCTTCAAACACATCTCCTAATGCCAGTCTGAAAGCTTCTTTATTTTCGGATTTATCAACTCGCCAAGATAAAAACATTCCAGAATAAAGGTCTTGAATCGCAGTCATACAGGGGCGAAGAACTTCGCCATCAGGCCATTCAACCCAAACATCCCATCTATGACCATCGGCGTTGACGGCTTCCAAAGCATGAAAAACTGAGCGATCACGCTCTTGTGCCGGAAACATCTGTTTAAGGGCTTCTTTCCCGTACCTGCATAAAACTTGAACGGGCTTGGAAACTTCCTTATCCATTCGGCGCTTCAAGGTACGGTCAGAAGGCAAGGTCCAACCTTCCTTCTCGGCAACTCGATCCAACCTTCGAAAGCAGCTCTCGAAGGTTGGTCGTTCTGCGCGAAGGTAATCTGATTTGATGATTTCCCATGCTTCAGCAGGGCATTCCGCTTTACGTGAGACACCGGCATGACGTGGCGCGAGGTAAGGCAACCAGTCGCCCTGTGCAACATATTCAACGCTTTTAAACCAACGATAAATGGTTGCCGCATTGATATTGTTCTGCATGCCGATCAAGGCCACGGCGGCATTCTTGTTCATTCCACCACGGTGCAAATCCATGACCTTCTGAATAATCACCAGCTTTTCACGAGCCTTGTCTTTTTTCTTTTCAGGCAAACTGTCAAAGAAAGTCCAAGCATCATTTCGGGCCAAATCGGCTTTGCGAGGTTGTTGAACCTGTTCACTCAGTTTGATCAGTTGAAGCTGAGCAATATTCGGCAATACTGTATAATGATATTCCCATCCACCACCGCGCCCTTTACGTTTACGAGCCAACAAATCACCCGCCATATTTCGACGTTCTTGCCATTTGTTGTTCTCAGCAAACTTGTTAATGCCACGTTGTGTTGTTGGCAAAGCAGGTAGTTTCAATTCAGATATCTCAACTGGGGTAAACCATTCTTGCTTCATTTGCGTTTCCCCCGAAGTTGGGTAATCCGGCGTTCCAATTCTTCTTTTTGTTCCAGATAAATGGCTTCCTGAACGGTGCCTTCATATTTTTTTGGTATGACAGCAAGGCCAAGCTCATCCGCAATCATGCTAAGAAGCCGGGAATCTTTTGTAACGGCCATTAACGCAACAGCCCTGACCAAACTAATGTTGTGTTTCTCTCGCGCTTCCGAACAATAAGCCGACAGCATGTTTTCTGTGACATCCTGTTCAAGCCACTGGCTCATTTCTTCGGCTATAACACCCCGGTCAAGCGGCATTTCGTCACGGTGCTTGGCATCAAACAAAATGGTCCGGATTGCTTTCGCAATTTTCCCGCTAAGCGCGGCAGCACGAACTTGTTCATCTTCAAACCGGGCAATTTCTAACGTTTCCGGTCGCCAGTTGAGCAAATCTAATGTGCTTTTATCGCCGCGCAGTTTTACCATTACTCAGCCGCCTCCGCTTCGGGACGGATGATCAAATTATTATCTTCCAAAACATCCAAAAACTTGTTTTGCGCCGTTTTGGAAGATCGGTTCCATAGCTCGATTAACTTTTCGAACTCGGCTTCTTCTTTATTTTTTGGTGGCTCAACATGCCCTTTGATATCTTTAACCGCGCCACCTACTTTGGTGGACTGACCGCCAACGATGCGTTCAACAACTTGTGCCTGAAGCATTGGGTCACCCAGCTTCGCAAGTTCCAAAAGCTCTTTTTGATTTTGTGCGAGTTCAGATCCGATAATACGTTTACGAAGATCGACCGGAATGCCCTTTGCAATCTTCACAGCGCGTTCAATTGTGCGCTTACCAAGCCCTGTGCGTTCGGCTGTGTCGTTTGAGAACGACATCGTGTCGTTCTCATTCGTCTGACCGCTACGACTACCCTGTGCACCGTTCTTTGTTTCAGGGTGCATCTTTTCATAAACGTCTTTGCGCTCAGAAAGGAAAACAGCGCGATCAAGCGGATTCAATTCATGGCGGATTAGGTTTTCATCAATCTCAATCAAACGGGCTTCTTCCGGCGTAATATCCTCCCAAACCTGTGAAGGAATACGCTCAAGACCGGCTTGCTTTGCAGCTTCAAAACGGTGGGCACCCGCAATCAGAAAAAAGTTTACCTGATCAGGGTTATCCTCCAACTTTTCTGCACCCACAATGATGGGGTTCAGGATTTCGCCACACTGTTTGACTGATTCAACGATAGTAGCCACATGATCCGCACTAACAGCGCGTAAACGCTCAGGTACGGTGACCTTGTCCAGATACACATTATGGTGGCCAACAAACTTACCGGGCATAAATAACCTCATTTAAAAGAGAGACCGGACGGTTTACGGGTAGAAAAAACCGTCCGGCCAGTTGCAGGGAGGCTTCCCATGTCTGGGAGACACGGGAAGTGTGGCGGGGCGTGACCGGGGGCAGGATCGAGGGCTGTCCCATTTCAACACCCCGCCGTTTTCCCTCTTGAGTGTGAGAGTCCGACCAAAAACACCCAAAAGAGGAAAGCCAATCGGTGACTTTTTCACCGAATTCGGATATAGAAGAAGATGCGGAGCGGTGTTGGAAGCACTCGCTCCGCTTATTGCCACCTGCAAGAACTAAAGGAACAGGAGACAAATCAGTGTCTGATAAAGATGAAATCTTGGCCAAGTTTGGCGACACGTTTCGCAAAGCGGCAGAACATGAAGATCTTGCGCATTCAATAATTGGGCAAGCCGCTTGCGATCTTTTAGCAAAACAAAAAAACGTATCTGCCCAAGACTTAATAGCCCATTTTGAAGAGAAAATAGGACAGTCCTCTTCAGCAAAAGGAAAAGGAAAGCCGGAATTAGATTTAGCTCGTGTTAGATGGGAAGGTGCCATTTCTATTTTGACCTCCCTTGGCGACGCATAACGCATTGGGCTGCGAAATAGACAAGCTGTGCGATTTCACTGTCAGCCAGTTCATTTTCCCGAACGAAATAATCCAGATAATCAGCAGCTTTGCTCCCGGATTTTATGGCGCAAACCAATCCTGCAATTGCAAGGCTGTCAGCATCTGCATTTGGACACTCCAATTTAAACCAGTCCAACATCTCCTGAAAACCCGGCCCGAAAGGATGTTTTGTACCGCTGTTCATTTTTGCGCTCCTTTTTGACTTTTACCTTTTGGATTGAAACGTCTATAATTGGCAGCAGGTTGAGGACGAAGACGTTTTCCGTCATTCCCATAACGTGAAGGCCAGATTTTCTGTGGTGAAACTTTAAGGATATCCGCAATGGCTTTTTCACCTTCTGCAACGGGGACGGATATAGCTTTTGAAGCTGTGCCTTGAGGTAAACCATTGTGAAAGTCGATTGCGATTAGGACACCATGTCCACGCTTTTTGAGTTCATAAACGATTTTATGCCGAGGCCAGTCTGACAATGGTCTTAATCCTTAACTCGCCGATCTTGACGGATCGGTATTTTTTGAATGTCAATTTTCTCAATTGAGAAAAATATACTCAAATAGTGCGAACTAATCAACCAAAAAAGGCGAACACTCGTGAATGAGTCTAATTCATTGATTAAAGAAGGGTTTTCAGACCGGCTTCGAGCCTCCATAACAGGGAGCAACAACTCATTCGCCGAAAAGTGCGGATTTGGCGAGAGCTTGCTTCGTAAATATTTAAATGGTGAATCTTATCCAGGTATCGAAAAGGCTGCTCAAATAGCAACCGCAGCTGGCGTTTGCCTTGATTGGCTGATAATGGGTAGAGGGCCAATGCGCTCTGAGGATGCTAGCTATGCTTACCCTCTTGAAGGGTATAGAGAAGATGAGGGTTGGATAACATTTCCAATTTATGACGCTCATGCTGCAGCGGGAGCAGGGAACATAAATAAACCTCGTCTACCAACTCCTGGCATTGCTTTTGATCCGGAACTATCCAATAACTTATTCCATACTCCAAAGAATACGCTTGCTGGCCTATATGTTACTGGCGATTCAATGGAACCAACCCTATATTCTGGGGATGTATTGATTGTCGATATGAGCACCAACGAAATTGTCGGTGACGCAATTTACGTGCTTGTAGTTGACGAAGGCTGTATAGTTAAGCGAATTCAGCCAAGGACAGATGGTAAAATAGTGTTGAGCAGTGATAATCCTAATTATCCTCCGGAAATCATTGAAC